GCCCACAAAATCCTTGATCGGGTCAGAGAAGGCCAACAATTTAGCCACTTTGTCATTACAAGAGCGCTTGAACTTACGGGAGACTATGAGACAAACGGAAGCAATGGAATGGATCAGGCGCTACCGCAAGAAAGTGCTAGAGGAAGGGCGGGGGGAAGCCCAATATTGGTGGCAACAAACCCTAGCCGACATAGCCAAGAAGCGAGGCCAAGCGGCTGCTAATGACCTAAAAAAACGCATGAACGAACAAAAGGATAAGAAATGAGATATGCCGCCCGTGTGGACGCTAACCAAGATCAAATTGTTTCGGCCTTGCGGAGTGCGGCGCTTATGTGTGGATTATTGGCTTGCCTGTTGACCTTTTGGTTGGGTTTCGTAGTCACACATTCTTGGTGGAAATCAAAAGTACCTCTAAAAAGCGTTTAACGGGCTTACAAGCCGACTTTTTTGAGAATTGGTCAGGTAGTACGTTGGCACGAATTGACAGCCCAGAAGCGGCTTTACGCATGATTGGAGTTATTAAATGAGCAATAGAACTGTTTACATTTTGTTAATTTTATTACTGATGATTCATTGGGGTTTGGTTGCTTACTACATAGGATTTAAACCATGAACATTACTTTGCATTCACCTCAACAAGCGCATTCAGTCCTAAAAGATTTGTGGCCTAAGATAAAAGAAAGTCTGCAAGCGGGTAAGCGGTTACGACTTGAGGTCAAACGATCCACTCGCAGTTCAGACCAAAACGCCATGTTTCATAGCCTAATCAACTTGGTTGCCAAACAAATGAAAGCAGCAGGGTCAACTTGGTCATCAGACGATTGGAAGCGCCTTTTAATTGACCAATGGGCGCATGAAACAGGGCGCAAGATTGGCAAGGTTGCCCCAAGTTTAGACGGGGAAAGAGTTGTGCAGCTTGGCCTCCAAAGCCACAAATTTACCGTTGAGGAAGGTTCGGAGTTTATTGAGTGGCTTTTGTGTTGGATGGCAGAAAAGGGGATTGAAGCATGATTCACTATCACGGGCTACCAATTACCCCTGCAACAGTAGCAGTTAAGGCAATAGAGAACGGTCATGCTTTTGTGTCGTTTGCTCATTCAGATCAGTTATCCATAGCGATTGAAGTGGCTCAATCTTTTGCTATTGATAACGGGGCATTTTCAGCATGGAGGTCAGGCAACCCAATTACAGACTGGCAACCTTTTTATGACTGGGCGCTAAATCTAAAAAAAGTTCCATCATGTGATTTTTCGGTTATTCCTGATGTTATTGACGGCAATGAAGCTGATAACGATGCGTTGTTAAAAGATTGCCCATTACCTACATGGTTTGGCGCACCCGTTTGGCATATGCACGAATCCTTAGAACGTCTTGAACAACTAGCAAACACTTATGTTCGGGTTTGTATTGGTAGTTCAGGCAAATTTTCAAGCGTTGGAACATCTCAATGGTGGGTCAAGATGAGCCAGGCCATGCGTGTTATTTGTGATGACATGGGCAGACCCGCTTGTAAATTGCATGGATTAAGGATGCTTGACCCTGCAATTTTCACCAAACTACCATTTTCATCAGCAGATAGCACCAACATTGGCAGGGGTGTTGGAATTGACAATAAATGGAGAAATGGCAATTACCCGCCCCCAACAAAAGAAGCAAGGGCGCAAGTTATGCGGTCACGCATAGAGGCGTTTAATGCCCCATCACAATGGAATTTCTATCAACCTATGGAACAGGAAACACTTTTATGAACAAATACAGCACTAAATTTATTGCTTTATGCCCTATTAACAATAAACCAATAACTTATCAATTAGAAATAAAACATCCTAAAAAGATACTTGTAGAGGACATATTAGAAGCAGTTAATAAATTTGTATCAGGTTTTCACGAATCTATTGCTGATGAATTATTTTATAAATTTGGTGGAGAGCAAACATTGATTGCCGATCATCATGGTGTTGTTATTCAAACAGAAAGAGTTATATGATTTTTGCTTTAAGTGCATATGCGGCATCGATGATTGCGGCAAATTTGTTAGTGGCTTCATATGGTTCATCAATTAGTCCAATTCTTGCTTTTTTCTTTATTGGACTAGATTTGACTTTAAGGGATTGGCTTCATGTTCGCCTTAAAACATGGCAAATGGGCGGTTTAATTGTAGGAACAGGGATACTAACTTACTTGTTAAACCCTGCCGCTGAAATGATTGCCGTTGCTTCTGCTGTGTCGTTTTTGGTGGCAGCATTGGTAGATTGGGCAGTATTTGTAAAAACCACAGGATCGTGGATTAAACGTGCCAATTTGTCTAACACGGCTGGCGCTGCGGTTGATTCTGTTTTGTTTCCCACAATAGCATTTGGCGTTTTGATGCCTGAAATTGTGATTCTTCAGTTTGCTGCCAAAGTTATTGGTGGTGGTGTTTGGTCTTATATCTTTAAAAAATATGATGTGTCCCGTTTGTAAAACCCGCCATAACAAAGTCTTAGATACTAGGGCAAACCCTAAATTTATCCTTAGAAGGCGAATATGTGATAACGGACACAAATACTTAACCAGAGAATATGCAATACCTGAAGCACCAATATGTGAGAAGACAGAAACTGCTAAAGCTAGTGGCAGCTCTCTCTTGTCAAAGTTGTGGCATGGACAATGGCGTTCAGGCGGCTCATAGCAATTGGGGCGGTGGTAAAGGCAAAGGGATTAAGGCAGACGACAATCTAGTGGCGGCTTTGTGCCTCAAATGCCATTACGAAATAGACCAAGGGGCGCATCTATCAAAGGATGAGCGCAAAAAAATGTGGCTAAAAGCGCACAAAGCAACGATTGAAGCACTTGGCGACAAATGGCCTACAGAAGTGCCAATCCCTCACTTACCCTTGTGAGCCTTGTCTAAACCTTGAGCCTCATGTTGCTTCAATTCTTTTTCTACGGCTTTAATGCGTGACATTTCAGAGCGATGCTCGGAAACCTTTTCATAGTGCATAGGCTCACGGGGAGTTTTAGACTTTGCGGGCGTGATGATAAATTTTGAAGCCATGATAAATCCTGTTAAAATGGTGATTGACATTGTGCCACATAGCGCATAAAGTCAAAACCATAAATTCTTTGCAAGGAAACATCATGGGTAAAATGGACACAACAATGGCGAAAAGCACAACAGGCGCAACACCCCCTAAAGGTGCGTCATCTTCTGACAAGTCAGGCGAGCGCATGGGTAAAACCGTGGGTGGCGTTGGCATGGGTAAAGAAGACAAAGTAGGCGCTGACAAGTTGTTTAATACGGGTCGCACAGACGGTATTTGCTACACCAAGACTAAATCAGAGTACCGCTAAAATAGCGAAACCCAAGCAGTCATGCACGACTGAATGGGCTTCTAAACATCACAAATGAAAAGGATTTGAAATGTCTGCTTTGAATTGTAAGGCTTGTCTTTACTTTAACGACATAGGTCAAATGGGGCAGTGTAGACGCTACCCCACTTACCAAAACCGTCACCATACCGAGTGGTGCGGTGAGTTTGAAATAGTTGCCATCCCTGAGACAGAGGATGTTTTACCCGTCCCCGTGGCGGGTGTTTTTTCTCCCAAAAAGCGTGGTAGACCCGCAAAGGGGGCAAAATGATGCGCCCATTGAACGATAGGGTAATTGTCAAGCCCTTGGTCAGAACACTGTCAGATATTATTTACGTCAACAACAAAGTGCCTTTTAATGAGGGAACGGTTGTGGCGATTGGCCCCGAAGTCTACGAAACCCAAGTGGGCGACTTTATCAAGTACGGCAACGGGGATTATTTGAATTGGCCTACCCAAAAGATTGATGGTCAAGATTACCAAATAATCCAAGAAGCCGACATTTGTGCAATTGTTGAGGAATAATCATGGCAACAAAAAATGGCTTGTATGCCAACATTCACAAAAAGCAAGAACGTATCGAGCGCCAAAAAGCCGAGGGCAAGCCCGTAGAGCGCATGAGAACGGTTGGCTCAAAAGGCGCACCCACAACCGAAGCATTTAAACAATCTGCCAAAACCGCTAAAAAACCTTAAACTACCATGAACAAAGAAGCAATCAACAAGCAAATTGAAAACTTGATGACTCAAGGCAAACAATTGGAAGTGCAGCTACACATGATCAACGGTGCATTACAAGACTGTAATTATTGGTTGGCTGAATTGGAGAAACAAGATGCCCCTACAGAAATCAGCGAGTCCTAAAGCGTTCAAAGAGAATATCAAAGCGGAAGTAAAGGCGGGCAAACCCGTCAAACAAGCCGTGGCAATAGCCTATTCTCAAAAGCGAGAAGCCGAAAAAGCTAAAAAGAAATGACCGAAGAAAAGCGCCCCGTTGGTAGACCATCCCTCTACGATCCCAAGTATTGTGAGGAAGTCATAGCCTTGGGCAAGATCGGCAAAAGCGTAGAACAAATTGCTTCAAGGTTAGGGTTTTCACTTAGAGTTATGTACGATTGGCGGGACAATCACCCCGAATTTCTGCACGCCTTAACAGAAGCCAAAGAACTTGAGCAAGCGTGGTGGGAAGATCAAGCGGACAATTACATGGTTGAGACTAAAGACGGGCCAAGGCTAAACGCAACAATTTGGTCAAGATCAATGGCTGCACGATTCCCCAAAAAGTACCGTGAGCAAGTAAAGCAAGAAATCACGGGTGCTGATGGTGCGCCATTCCTGACAGGCATCCAAGTTTCATTTGTGAAGCCAAGTGAGTGAAATAACCCAAGCAATAGCAAAAGCTGAGTTTCCACTCAAGCTAGAGTGCTTGTTTAAGCCATCACGCTATAAAGTCCTATATGGTGGAAGGGGTGGCGCTAAGTCTTGGGGGGTTGCTAGGGCTTTATTGATTAAAGGCGCTCAAGCCCCGTTGAGGGTGCTTTGTGCCCGTGAATTCCAAACATCTATCAAAGACTCGGTTCACAAGCTGCTATGCGATCAAATCATGGCGCTTGGGCTTGAGGGTTTCTATGAAATTACCCAAGCATCAATCAGGGCAAAGAACGGCACAGAGTTTAGCTTTGTTGGCCTAAAGAACAACGTGGCTAACGTCAAGTCCTATGAAGGCGTGGACGTTTGTTGGGTTGAGGAAGCGCAAACCACAAGCCGAATGTCTTGGAACGTGCTAATTCCTACCATTCGCAAAGAAGGCTCGGAAATATGGATAACCTTTAACCCCGAGTTGGAGACTGATGAGACTTACCAAAGGTTTGTGTTAAACCCCCCTGAGAACTGCATTGTTCAAAAGGTCAATTGGTCTGATAACCCGTGGTTTCCCGAAACGCTCAAACTTGAGAAAGATGCGCTCAAACACCGTGACCAACAAGCCTATAACGTGGTTTGGGAAGGTTTATGCCGCCAAACCGTAGATGGGGCTATTTTTGCCAAAGAAATGCAAATGGCAGAGTTAGATGGGCGCATTACTAAGGTCAATTACGATGCCACAAAGCCCGTACACGCCATTTTTGACCTTGGGTGGAGTGATGCCACAGCCATTTGGTTTTTACAGTTTATAGGCATGGAAACACGGCTGATTCGCTACATTGAGGGCAATCAGCAGACCATGAGCGACTACCTAGCCAAGATGCAAACCTTTGGGTATATGTACGACACGCTATGGCTACCCCATGACGCTGAGAATAAGACATTGGCAGCAAACGGCAGAAGCATTGAGGAAATTGTGAGGGCAGCGGGCTATAAGACCAAAATTATCCCTAGAACGCCCATCATGGACTCAATCAATGCGGCTAGGACAATCTTTAGGAATATGTGGTTTGACCGTGAGAACTGTCACGAAGGCTTGCAATGTCTAAGGCATTACCGTTACGATGTAGACCCTGAAACCAAGCAATTTAGCAGAACGCCTTTGCACGACAACTATTCACATGGCGCTGATGCGTTTAGGTATATTGGTCTGATGGTCAATGAGCCTAGACAAGCTAGAAAGCCAAGACCTACCGCAAATTATGGTAGCCAACACTCATGGATGAGTTAAAATGGCTCAAAATCACTTAGGGCAACATCATGGCTGATGATTACGACTCACGAATCCAAGAGGCAATAGAGTTTCTCAAGTTTGCTAACGATGCAGACACGATGAATCGTCAAGAAGCGCTTGAAGATTTGAAGTTTGGTGCGGGTGATCAGTGGCCTGTGGAACTGCAAAACTCCCGTAATCTTGAGTCACGCCCCGTCATCACGGTGAACAAGGTGGACAACTATTGCCGCCAAGTCTCAAACCAACAACGCCAACAACGCCCAAGAATCAAAGTTCATGCCACAAACACGCATGAAGACATGGTAGACGCACAGACCATTCAAGGCTTGATTCGGCACATTGAAGTCAATTCCAACGCTGATCACGCCTATGACAATGCGTTTGAATACGCAGTTCGCATGGGTTGGGGCTATATAAGGGTCAGAACTGACTATATTTCCGAGGATTCCTTTGATCAAGAAATCTACATTGACCCCGTAGATAACCCATTTACCGTCTATTACGATCCCAATTCAATCTTGCCTGATGGCTCAGACTCTGACCGTTGCTTAATCACAACAATGATGCTCAAAAGCGAATTCCGCAAGTTATACCCTGACGCTGATGATGGTGGGACAAGTTTCACTCAACGGGGAACGGGCGACTCGCAATCTGAGTGGATTACCAAAGAGGATATTCGCCTTGCCGAGTATTACTACACGGTCAGAGAAAAAGCGACTTTGTACCTTTTAAGCGATGGCACAGCCACTTTTGCGGATGACAAAGACTTTTTTAAACGCTTAGATGCTTACGGCATCACCGTTGTAGACAAGCGTGATTCATTCAAGAAAACCATTAAATACTGCAAAATGACTGCGGTTGAAGTGCTTGAGGAACGGGATTGGGCGGGCAAATACATTCCGATTGTTCCCGTATACGGCAGACACATTGTCATTGGTGACAAGCGCAAGAAATTTGGCATGATTCGCTATGCCAAAGACCCACAACGTATGTATAACTTTTGGCAGACTTCCATTACCGAAGGCGTGGCATTAGCACCAAAAGCCAAGTGGTTGATTGCTGAAGGCCAAGATGAGGGGCATGAAAGCGATTGGGCAAATGCCAACATTAAGTCATTCCCACTTCTACGATACAAGCAAACCGACATTGACGGTCGCCCCGCACCCGTCCCAACACGCCTACAACCCGAGCCGCCACAAGCGGGCATCATGGCGGCTGCTATGGGTGTTAACGATGACATTAAGTCAATCATGGGCATCTTTGACCCCGCACAGCTTGGTCAAGGCAACCTTTCGGGCAAGGCAATCAATGGTCAGCAACAACAAGTTGATCTGACAAACTTTGACTATTACGACAACCTTACACGTTCAATCAACCACATTGGCAAAATTTGCCTAGACCTTATCCCCAAAATTTACGACACAGAGCGAGTTATGCGAATCATTGGGGACGATGGCAAACCCGAGTTGTTGACCATCAACCAACGGGATTCTGTGGGCAGAGTGCTGAACGACATTAGCGTTGGTCAATACGATGTGGTGATGGAGACGGGGCCTGGCTACAACAGCAAGCGCCAAGAGGCCGTGGACAATATGTTGCCATTGCTTTCTGCTGCCCCTGAACTGATGCAAGTGGCGGGCGATTTGGTGTTTAGAAACATGGATTGGCCTGGTGCGGACATCATCGCTGACCGCCTTGCCGCCTCTAACCCAATGGCTCAAATTGACGATAAATCCAAAGTGCCGCCCCAAGTCCAAATGCAATTGGCTATGTCGCAGAAGCAGATTCAAGAACTTACCCAAGCGCTTCAAGCTAAAGATTTGATGCTGAAAAACCGCATGGACGTTGAGCAATTGCGTCAAGATTCCGAGACTAAGCGCACTTTGATGAAAGAAACAGGCAGAGCAAATGAGGCAGAATTGCGTGAACAAAGTGATCGTGCCGAAATGCAAATGCGTGTGGACGGTCAAGCACACGATACGGTCATCAAAACGCAGACACAGCTAGAGATTGAAAGAATGAAATCTGAGATAGCTATGTTGTTGGCTCAAATGGACAGAGGCGCATTAAATGATGCCAATGCCGAGGCTACAGAACGGGCTATTTGACATTTTTAAATTATGTGGTAAAAACCACTAAACCTTACCCGTGAGGCACATGGGGTTAAATCGTTGGGAAACGTATGTCCGATAAAGAAGCGGGTCAAGTATTGACTAGCGAGAATGCAGCAGAATTTTATGCAAACAGATTAGGTTTAGCTGAATC